GGATCTTAAATACTTCATCTATAGCTTTGAAAGGTATACCCGTTACTTTAGCTATATTTTTTTTACTTCTACCTCCTTTCATTTTATCTAATTCTTTTCCATATTTTTTATTGAACTTAACAGTCCAACTTGATCTTTTAGGTGCTACTTTTGTTTGAGGTCTAAATGTCCCTTCAAAAATAGATTTAATTTGTTTCCTTCTATCATTACCCTTTAAACCTTCTACATATGTTTTTGGAACTTGTCTCGATTTACCTTGATATGTAATTTTGACTTTTTCAACCATTTATATTATCTAATAGATTTTTTAAAGGTTTAATATTTTTTTGTTTTATATCTATGCAATCATCAAACTCATCTTTACCTCGATCACATCTTCCTCTTTTACATGTATCGAACTCTGTACTTCTATGCTCCCAGCCATAAATACCGTCATTACATTTCCATAAATAAAATATTCTTAAATGCGGAGCTTTCTTTAATAATTCATCTCCTTTAAGCAATTTATTTTTCCCGAAAAATAAACTTTCATATTGATTATGTTTTATCCTTCTTGTTTTTATTTCGATGAAATATTCTTCATTATATTTATCAAACTCATAATATTTTCCAAGTTCCGGATTTAATGATGACTTGAATAATTTTCCAAATACTTCTTCTAAAATAAAATGAATATCATTTTCACTTTTGAAACCGAAACTTAAATCTTTTTGCATTTTCTTATAATCCATATTTATACCTATAACATAGAAAAAAAATCAATCTAAAACGCATTTTAATCTTCGATCCTATTAACAGCAATCTCATATATTTCTTCATCTTTTTCAATTCCAATAAAGTTCCTTTTCATATTCTTACATGCTACACCCGTGCTTCCGCTTCCCATAGTTGGATCTAATACAACATCTCCTTCTTTAGAATAATATTTCAATATCCATTCTATTAGTGCAACTGGCTTCTCTGTGCTGTGTTTTCTTTTTGTGCTTTTGATTTCGAGCATAGTAGTCGGTAAGGGTGGATCATATCCTTTTTCTCCATTATTATAATAGCTAAACTTACCGTAGCAATCATTACCTTTATCACCTTCAGTTTTTTTTCCTTTTTTAAGAAATCTATGTGTATGACTACTTAAATCATAAAAAGGTAGTTTTTCATAAAATACATAGATCATTTCATGTTTCCTCAACGGCATCTTTTTAGCACTCAAGAAACCTACTGGAGCTGATTTTACCCAAACAATATCATATCTAAAAGGACATTTCTTCGGTGCTGATTCGATTAAATCAACTCCAAACTTTGTAGTAGTAGTGAAAAATATTGGAGTATTTATTTTCTTTATTCTCATTATTTCAATCCAAAACTTATCTAAATCGATTTTAGAATCCCACTTGCAACTTGTAGCTCCATAAGGTAAATCACAGAATATTAAATCGACTGAATCATCATCTAAACCTTTCATTTCATCTAAACAATCTCCTAGAAGTAAAATACTCATTTATATAATATAATATCATATATATTATAATTTTAATCAAAACTCACAAGGATGGGATTTTCTTTTGTAGCTCTCTTTATAATTAATTTATATATTACTTGTTGTTTTATTATTTTATTTTGATTCAGTTCTTCTTCTACTTCTTCAGTAATTACTGGATTTACATTATTTTTACAGTATACACTTAAATTATATAATCTACATGCTCTCCTCACACTTGGAAGATCTCCCCACATATAAATAGACATTACATCATGATATGGATCTTCAGCATTTTTATATGTAGTCATATCGAATATATAATCATTTTTAGCCCACTTGATTATCTTTTTTGCATTAAACATTATTTCTTTTTTTTGTTGTGATGTAGGTCTTTGTTTTGGAGAAGGTTTCTTCAAATATTCTTTCAATTCAGTACAGTTTTTTATTTTTTCATTATAAGTAGCTCCTTCAATATATTTTTCAATATCATTAACTATATTACCTTTAGTTAATTCATCATCGATTACAACTCCTAATTTTCTAAATAATGAAACAATATCTTTTTTTGAGTGAGTTTTATCAATCAACATAATTTATAATATTATAATTATTTTTTTTTTATTATATATACTTAAAAGAGATGCCGTATAAATCTGGAGATTTGAAAGGAGAACTAACAACCCCAGAGATAAGGAAGTTAATTAAAGCTCATAATGTTCTTATGTCTATAAAAATCCCGAAGGGTGCAACTAGAAATGATATATTGAAAATATTAGATGATAAGGGTTATATGATAAACCATGTAAGACAATCGATCCAAAGAAGATATAAAAATGAAAGAAAACCTAATGTTACCTTGAAACAAGCTGAAAAAATACTGCCGAAGCCGAAACCATTAACAGAAGAACAAAAGAAAAAGAGACAACAAGCTAAACAAAAGAAAGCCGGTGAAAAGGCATTTCTTAAAACTGTTATACCCAAACCTCCTCCCGCATCTAAACCTTCTAAAGGTGTTAAGGTTGGAAAACCACCTTCGAAAATGAAAGGATTTAAAATATTAAGTGATTTCTTAAATAAAAACCTAAAAAAAAGAATTAAAATAATTAATGATTATTTAGATGGAAAAATAACAGAAGATAAAAGGGAAGAATTAGAAAACGATATGAGTTATATTCTTGATACTGATATGAGGAAAAAAGTAGATCCTATGTTTTTAGAGAGCAATTTTACGGTTAAAAGTAAATATTTAAAATCTCTTGAAGACCAAAGTTTAGTCAAAGAATTAAGATCTATTTTAAATAAAAAACCTAAAGAAAAAAAAGAAGAACCAAAGAAAAAAGAAGAACCAAAGAAAAAAGAAGAACCAAAGAAAAAAGAACAACCAAAGAAAAAAGAAGAACCGACTAAATTAAAATCTTTAATATCTAAAATCAAAAAAAATACATCAAGATTATATGATACTAATTTTTTAAAAGAAAAAAATATCACGGAATGGTTTAATGAATGGAAACGAGAAAGGAGTGCCTTAATAAAAGAATTAAAAGAATATCAAAAAAATAATGATTTAACAAAGGAAGATTTAAAGGAAATAGAACCTATAAACATTAAAAGGACTAAAAAATATAAAATTAGAGAAGCACAAATATTTAGAGGAATAAAAGAACAACAAAATTAAATTATTCATCCTCTTGAGCTTTTTTAACATAAGTATCGAGTGCAACTTGTTTTGAATGACCCATGACTTTATTATCTTTCTCAAGCTCTTCTTTCATATTTCCATACTTTGATGATAAATAAATCTTTCTTAAAAGAGTTGTGCTAATTTTTTTATTCATGTATTTTTCACTATATTTAAGTAATACTTTACTTAATTCTATTCTTGTTAGTGGCTTACCGGTTGATGTCTTAAATAAAACACCCATTCCATTCATTTTCAAATAATATCTTAATATCTTTCTTAAATCTTTATCTTCGATCGGTAAATCTAACTCTTCATATTTCTTACTTGTTTTGTATTTATTCAATACAAAATATATATTTCCTTTTGAAGGTACAACTAGATAATTATTGTCTTTCTTTTCTTTTTCACTTAATTTTTTATATTGAGCTTGATTGATAGCCATCATACCGGCTACATCATTTCTAAAGGGCATACGGGCATAAATATTAAATAAAGTATACGCTTGAAGCAATTGCATTTCTTTTTTTGTAATTTCATCTTTAGTTTTCTTTTTTAAAGGTTTTAGATCATCAGCCATTTTATTTATCATCTCGAATATCTCTTCTGTAGTTGCAAAGTTCTTACTTTGTTTATCACTAATGATTCCGCTTTTTTGTTCTTCACTATATTTATCATTTAACTCATCTCTTAATTTTCCATATTCTTCAAGTAATTCATCATATTTTTTATCATGATTCAAAGCCATTAATAATACAATAACAGCATTCAACATATTTCTTTGGCTCAAGTAGTGTAAATTACTTATTTTATCCATTACATCATCGGGTTTTTTTAAGAAATCATAGCCTTCTGTATCATATATTTTTTGTAATTTCTTGAGATTAACTACATATTGTTTTACTGTATTTGTTTTGAGTTGAGGGCGATCCTTCGAAATATCTTCAGTTGGATTATTACTTTGTATTTTCATATTTATATTATAATAATAGATTATTTTATTATTATAAAAAACGAAAAAAAATAGATTAAATAAAGTGTCTGGGGTAAAATGTTAAAATTATTTGTCTTTGGATATTTCTTTAGAAGTTTTATTTTTGATATTTACCCCAGACACTTTCTCATTTTCAATATATTCACAGATCTTTTTCTGTGTTTCTATTAAACTCTCGAGCATCTCTACTAGCTCATCATTTCGAGTTTCTTGTTTCAAATATTTCTTCTTGTATTCTATACATTTCTCACTATATCTTTCACATTTTTTACATTTATTTTTACAACACTTCATTTATATAATTATTTAGAAAATAATTATGCGAAATAACATTTAAACATTCCGTTCTCGATTGTTGCAACCTTAAGTAATTCAACATAAACTCTAAGAGTGTATGTTCCATCACTTAAACCGCTAGGGATCTTATAATGGAGATCCATACCCTTATTATTGATACGCTCACCTTTATTCGGTCTAATAGAGTTCCATCTAAATAATTCCTCAATTCCAGTTCCTATCGCACCTTGAATCAAACCTTGGAGGGTTTCATCAGTAATACTTGAAGCTGTAGATCTCTTAACTATTTCATCATGAGTAACCATAGGAACTCGACCTTCAGCAGCGTGAGTTGTAGCAAACTGAAGAGCTGAGTTAGTTCTATCAACATTAAACTCAAATCGATCATTATATAAAAGATTGTATTGTAAGGCACAGTCTCCAAAAGCAGTAGTACCATTAAGTAAAGATTTTGCAATAAAGTTAGCGTTGTCTTGAAGCCCAAAAATTACCTTAGAGCAGAGGCGACCATTACCACCTATTGGAAGAACTACACTCGCAAAATCATCAATATTTCCAGCTGCGTCTTTTACACCAGTTCTTTTAGTTAATCTATAATCGGCATACTGGAATACTAATTTTGGATTTTGCTGGGCGTATTTCTCCATGATATCTCCATCATAAGTAATACTATCATAAATGAGTTTGCACTCGCTTTCATTCACAGAAAATCCTAGAGCAAATCCAGCATCTCCATTATCAACGCACAAACGCTGCGATTGAGTTGCTCCAGATAATCCACTTGTAGAATCAACAAAAGTTAAATCAATATGAACTTCTTGATCTAACATAAACATAGGAAGCTGATTGAACTTAAGGAAAGGAAATAAATCACTTAAGTATACAGAATAAACTGGAGCTTCACTTATAGTTTGAGCCGAACTGCCGTCATTATGCATAAAAGGTAAAAGCTCGAATGTACCAGCTCCACCGGCAGCGGGAACAACTGCATTTCTACCTACATCAATACCTATCTTTTTAGCAGAATTAGGAGGCTTATCAGTTACATCTGCGGTTCTATCATCATATACGGGCATGTGAGCGATACATCTCTGGGATAAAAATTGCTCTCTTTCTTTATTATCTTCATTTGAAATAAATAATGATTGATATGCGTGATACTGATTGTAATCATCAATCGAGCAAACAGTTTCATTTCCAATAGTTAGCTGTGCTGATTGGATCAATTGAGAAACACCAACATTTAAAGGAAAAAAACCTTTAGAAACTGTAGCTTGAGGAGTAATTGCAAGAGTAATTTTTGAGTTCGAATGAAGGAAACCAGCAACACGAGATAGAGTAAATCTAACTCTACGCTGTGAGAATGTTACTGGATCAATTACATCTGTGTGTAATTTTTGTCCGTATTCACTAGGGATTGCACCAATTTTAATAAGGTCGGGGATACGATCTTCCATTTTATATAATTAAAATATATAAAACTTTAAAAAATAAAACTTTAAAAAAAAACTTACATAGAGAATATTTACATCAATACTTGAACTCCCTTTTCAGCCGACCATGCAACAGCAACCTTCGATTTAATGAATAAATATGCTGATACTGGATTTCCATCAACAAGCCCGTTCTTCATTTGAATAGAAAACTGAGAACTTGAGAAATCAACTCCTTCACTATCAAGCATATCATATAATACGCCCACGCCGTATACAGCACCCGTATCGGGGATAAAACGATATCCAGTTGCGGCATTTTGATTACCGGTAAAATTGCGATTAGTTGTAAGAGGAGAAGCAGATGTTCTTGTGTGCTGACTTTCTGGAATTATAGAATTGAGAAAACTCTTAATAACTTGAGGATCAACAACAGAGGTAGCATTTGTAGTTGTATCATAAACACTTTCAACTTCAAATGCAGAAGGAAAGCGTTCGCCATTTTTAAGGAAAGAAATAGTTTCTAAATTGGCTACTCCACCGTCTCCAGTTCCAGCAGCATTCGGTTTCAAGGTAGGCATGTAAGTTAAATACCCATCTTGAGCTAAATTATTTACAAAATTAGCGGGAACAAAATTAACAAAAGAAGCTAAAACCTTCGATAAACCAAGATTAAAATTGATGATAGAATTACTTGCTTCAAGAGTTGAGAAATATGAAGTGATAGAATTAAACTCTAATACACCCGTGTCTGGAGATTTCACTCCAGTTTCAACTTCACATGTAAGTTCAAGATTACTTAATTCATAGAAAGCATTTGAAATATTTG